ATAAAATACCCTTTGATCTCGAATACTTTAATAAAATTACCAAAGGTGGTTTACCTAATAAGACTCTTAACATCGCGCTTGCTGGTACAGGTGTCGGGAAATCTTTATTCATGTGCCACTTCGCTAGCTCCGTGTTGCTACAAGGGAGGAACGTACTCTATATTACAATGGAAATGGCAGAAGAGAAAATTGCTGAACGAATTGACGCAAACTTATTAAACACAGCAATACAAAATCTTACTGATTTACCCAAACCAATGTTTGATAAGAAGGTTGCAAACATTGCAAAGAAGACTCAGGGTCAGTTAATCATCAAAGAATATCCTACAGCAGCAGCACATTCTGGACATTTTAAAGCATTGCTTAATGAATTGGCATTGAAAAAATCTTTCAAACCTGATATAATATTTGTAGATTACTTAAATATTTGTGCCTCCTCTAGATACCGTGCCAACACAGCAGTTAACTCCTACTCCTACATCAAAGCAATCGCTGAAGAACTTCGTGGTCTCGCTGTTGAAGCGAACGTTCCGATACTTAGTGCGACACAGACGACTCGTAGCGGGTTTGCTTCTTCTGATGTTGATCTCACCGATACCAGTGAATCCTTTGGTCTTCCTGCTACTGCTGATCTTATGTTCGCCCTCATCTCAACCGAAGAACTCGAAGGACTAAACCAGATCATGGTCAAACAATTGAAGAATCGATATAATGATCCTACAATATTCAAGAGATTTATTGTTGGTATTGATCGTGCAAAGATGAGATTGTATGATTGTGAGCAGAAGGCACAAGAAGATGTGCTTGACTCTGGAAGTAAAGAGGACTATAATGAAGAAAAAACACCCAAGAAATCTTTCGCTGAATTCAAATTCTAATGACAAAACAAATTGACTTTTCTAAGTATGCTTTATTCGTGGATGGTGTCACATCCGGTTCCAGTAAAGATTATCAATGTTTTATTGAAAGTCTTAGTTCCCTTGATGGAAAGGGTGCAAATATTGAGCGGCTTCTTACTGCTGCTGTTGGCATTAGTGCTGAAGGTGGTGAGTTTATGGAGATCGTTAAGAAGATGGTTTTCCAAGGTAAGCCTTGGAACGACGACAATCGAGAACATCTTATTATTGAGTTGGGTGATGTTATGTGGTATGTGATGCAAGCATGTATGGCACTTGATGTTTCAATAGAAGATGTTGTTGCAGGTAATGTTGAAAAGTTGAAGAAGAGATATCCGGGTGGAGAGTTTGATGTATATAAATCTGAAAACCGTGCAGCAAATGACAGATAAAGAAACTATGATAACTGTTTATCAAGCAGAAATTGAAGTTCTTCAAAAAGAGAACAATCAGTTAAAAGCACAAGTTGAGTTTTTAAAAGAACAACTTGCTTACAAAACTTTTGGCAAACCATCACATGATGATATCTCAGATAAATAATTGAAGCAATTCAATTACAATGAGAGATCAACTAATCAAAGCACTTCTTGCACATGCTCAAGGTGATATTCAAAAACATGTTGCAAATGTAGAAGTGTATCTAACAAATCCTGCGGGTATTGGTGAGCATTCTAATATTGTAGAAGCGATTGAACAGGAGTTAGATATGATTGCCAAGTATCAAGATCAGATTGACATAATACAAAAATACTTTAAAAAGTAATGCCTGTTAGTAATAAGGATGTTGAAGTTTTAAGCGAAGCATTGTTTTGTTATTACTTTGCCATCTATAACAATAAGAAACAAGATGATTATAATCCTGCAGTATGGAACAGGATTAAAAATCAAAGTGACTTGATTTCTTTTACCAATAGAATGGGTATTACTTCGATGGTAAAAAATGTAAATACAGATCCAGCATTTAAAATAAGAATACCAAAAGTTATTGAATTTTTATATAATCGCAAATCATTCTGGGCAAATGCATTAGAGTCTCAGATGGATGCATTTTTTGCCGATGGTAAATTTAAAAGAGGAAGTGGTTACGAAATTATGAGGGCAGATATGATTCCTAAATCATATGACCCATACATCGCTTACAACGAACTATCATATAAAGTAAAAGGTAAGTTAGGATTTAGAGGAACAATTGATAAGGATAAATGGAATCCATCTGATGTTTGGATATTTACAAAGAAGTCACAGGATTTTTTAACAAAATTTATTACACTTTTTAATAATCGTCTTTTACAACAACCAGAATACTCTGTTAAGATGATGGAAAAGTTAAACAATAGAATATATTTACTATTCAAAAAAGGTTTTTTGTATCCTATATCTTTAAAAGCACCAACCGGTAAAGCGAAAGTTGTCTTTGAAAATGATGTTACCTCTGATTTAGTAAAGGTTGTCAAGTATGATGAAATAGATTTTAGTGATAATAATCAGGATGCAAAGATAAGATTTTCGGTTGATGAAGTTGATAAATCAAATGGAAAAGTAAATAGAAGAGATTATATTAAAGGATTAATCAAAACAAAAACAGTTTTATCTGGTGGTGCAAGACTTGAGATAGAGGCAGGTGGTGCTGCTCGTTATGGATCAATGGGTACAGAAAATTATCAATATTTAATTCGTCAAACTGATAAGACAGGTATTGATTCATTGAATAAAATTAGAGACAAGAAAGAATTTACTGATCTTAAAAGAAAATACTGGGCAAAAACTAAGGGTGCTCAGTGGTTAGCAAGAGGTAATTATGTTACAGAGTTTAAAAGAGATTCTAAAAAATTTAAAGAAGAGATAGAACCTTACACACAAGAGTTGTTTAGACATGTTAATAATAGGGAGTGGGATTCAGCATCTGTTGAGATGTCTGCGAAGAGTCCAGAGGAAGCATACCTAAATAAAACTCATGCGGGTGAAGTCGCTGTTGCTGTTGATGACATTACGAAACAAATTATGAGAGACCTTACAGTAGAAAATCTTTTTAATTTAGCAGCGTCACAAGGATTTGGTGCAGGTGTTTCGCAATCACAGTTGGAGACAAGAATGAAAATGCAGAAAGCAATGGGTAAAAAACTTGGTGAAGATTTTAAAGGAGTAGAGGTGGATAACTCAAAAAAACTTTGGTCATCTTGTTTTTATTTGGTGGTAAAATAATGACTAAAACTATTTTTAGACAAAACGTTGAAGAAACGATTAAGAATCTAGGTTCTGAATTAAATTTAAAGGTTGCCTTTGAAAAAACCACTGGTGCCATGAAAGGTAAACCAATTAGAGATGGTGGTGATGTAGATATTCTTTACAGTCCAGAAAAAAAAGTGATGTACGTTGACTTTACTGAAACTGTAAAATCAAAAGTTGATAAAGTAAAAGATAGATTGAAAGATGAATATGGAACTTATGCTAATGATGAGGGTTCATCTACATCATCTTCATATAGAATTAAATTAGGTGAACGTGGTGCTGGAAAAGGTGATATATTAAATTTTAGAATTTTAAAATCAGGTGCAAGAACTCCCACCGCAATTCAAGAGCGTGGATCTGCATTCATTTTCGATCTTGCCTTAAGAAGAAATTTTGATTTTAAAGATGATTTTAAAAATATTGAAAAGGACAAATACGCATTCGATGGATTAAAAAAAATATTTACTCCAGCGTATGAGGATCGAATGAAAGACTGGACATACACATATTATCAACAACAAAAACAATTTTTAAATGAATTTAGGGGTGCTAAATGGAGTGAGTTTGTATATGGAAATCAAAGTTTTGTTAAATTTTTTGAGGGTTATATTAAGGATATCTACTTACAGTTTGATCCACCAAAACAATTTCAGAAGTATGAACAGTGGAACCCTGCAGATATCTATGCAGCATATGATATGAAAAAAATTAAGTCAGATCTAGATGAATTATTTAAAGGAGATGAGAATCAAAAAGGTGTAAACCTCTTTAGACTAAACTCATATCTTATAGGATTACTTAAAGACAAAAAATTAGTTGGAATATCACTTAAAAAAATAAACCAACCTGACAATGCAGAACTTGTTCTTCGCAACTTAGATGAAAAGTCTTATCTTGATCCAAAGGTTGAAACAAATCAGTATAAAATGAATGATATTGATTTCGTAATTGATGGTATTCATGACAGATCAAAAAAGACTGTATCAACATATATTAGGTTTGGTAAAGGTTATCAAATTGATGTAAAAGGTTCGTCATCAAAATTTAATAATCTTGCTTTTGGTACACTCATAAAAGCAAAGTCAGCTGCACAAGGTGGTAACGCACCAATTGAATTGGTGGTTGGTCTTATGAAAAAGAATGGAAGTGATATAAAATTCAAAAATGATAATAGTCAATATCCTACAACGATAGATCAATTTTTTAGTCCGAATGCAAAATATAGCACAAAAGATTATGAAAAATGGTTTACAACTTTGAAAAAATATTTTACAGCAAGTGCTAAGTATGTTGATTTTGAAGACTACATAACAAGATTGTATCAAGACGGAGATGGTGCTATCGCTCAGTCAAAGTTGATGCAACTACACTTTTATTATGATTCCCTCAAACAAAACAAACTTGGTGTTGACTACTGGTTGAAAATATTATATCTAGGTATGAAGGTTGGAAAAAGATTTGCACCTCATGCAAAAATATACTAGAATAGAGACATGATAAACATCGACGAACTCATCCGATCCTTTGAATCGAAATCAAAAAACAAAAAAGAAAGATATAATGATTTCTTATATCATTGTTTTCAGGCATTTGAAAAATTAATTAAAAATAAAAAGCACAAACGAAAGAAAGATAAATATGTTATAATGAGACAAAAGTTAATAAATTATCTGATCGCAAATGAGAGAACGATCACGATGAAACTTTGCAGATGAAATCACTTTTCCAATTTTTATCAGAATCACAGGCAGTCCAACAAGCCACACGTATGGGTTTGAAGAGTGACGGTCATGGAGGATGGTACGATAATAAGGGAGAGTTCATAGCAAAAACAGAAAAAGGTCAACTTAAATTCTTTAACAAGAGACAGAGAATCGGAGCACAAGATCCAAGACAATCTGAGAAAGAGAAAAGAATATCAACAGGAACATCAGCAGAACCAGCACCAGAACCACAAATGGTGATGGAACCTCCAGAGGTTGAGAAAACAAAAGGTACTTTAACTATTGCATTTGGTAGATTCAATCCACCAACAACAGGACACGAAAAACTCTTAGATAAAGTTGCTTCATCTTCTGATAATAGTGATTATATTATTGTGCCATCAAGATCACAGGATGCAAAGAAGAATCCTTTAGATCCAGACACAAAGGTATCTGTAATGCAGAAGATGTTTCCAAAGCATAAGAATAATATTGTAAATGATAAGAACAATCGCACTATATTTGATGTTCTTAAGAAAGCACACACTGATGGATATGCAAATGTTCGCATACTTGGTGGAGCAGATCGTGTAAAAGAATTTGAGAAATTAACAGGTGATTATAATGGTAAGTTATATAACTTTGATAATGTTGAAGTGATGTCAGCAGGTGCTCGTGATCCTGATTCAGAAGATGTGACTGGAATGTCTGCATCAAAGCAAAGAAAGGCCGCTGCTGAAGGAGACATCAAGGCATTTATGAAAGGTGTACCCAAGTCACTGAGTCAAAAGGATGCTGAAGAATTATTCAAAAAAATTCGTAAGGCAATGAATATTAAAGAGGGTTGGAGTCTTTGGGAGATTGCACCTAAGTTCGATTGGCAGGGTCTTCGTGAGAATTATATTGGCGAAAAGATATTCCGTGTTGGTCAGATGGTTGAGAATATGAACAATGGACTTGTTGGTCGTATTATTCGTCGTGGTGCGAATCATTTAATCTGTGTGACTGAAGATAAGATCATGTTCAAATCATGGATCAAAGATGTATCCGAATCAGTTGTAAATGGCACAACACAGTCAGGAGTTCCTGCAGATCAAAGAGAAGTTGGCACTGATGCATTCCGTAAATATGTGGAGACAATGGTTCCCGGAAGTAGTTACGGACGACACTTTATAAATAAATATAGAAAAAAATCCAAATAATAAGTTAATGGACAAACCAGTGGCTGCTCCTGCTGCAGGAGCAAAGGAAAAAGTTGAGAAACAAGCTAGACAACTTGCATACGATACACGCTATAAAGTTAAGCAAAGTATGAAGGCAAAAGCAGGTGGTCGTATAGATCCTGCTGCGATGAGAAAGGCATTTATATCTCAACTTGCAAAGTCACCTTC